CCTCTGTACAAGAAACATAGAAAGAAAGATCGAGAAGAAAGCGGCTTCGATTGGAAGGCCATCTTTGAAGTCCTAGATACCATCCGAGACGAAATCGCCAGCTATTTTCCCTACAAGGTCATGTGGGTCGAAGGAGCCGAGGCCGACGACATTATTGCAGTAATGGCTAAATACTCACAACAGACGTTAACAGATAATCCTCTGTTCGCTGAGCCAGAGCCGTTCTTAATCATAAGCGGTGATCATGATTTTGTACAATTGCAAAAGTATAAAAATGTCAAACAGTTCTCGCCAACTCAGAAAAAATTTGTGGTCCCAGACTCAACGCCGGAGAGAGCTTTACTGGAACACATTGTCAGGGGCGACAAAGGAGACGGAATCCCCAATGTACTTAGTCCCGACCAAAGTATATTCGAAAACATTCGGCAACGTCCGATTAGCAGCAAAAAGCTCCAGGAATGGGTAGTGCCTGCTAATCGTCCAACCGATTCGGAATTTCAGGCTAATTGGCAACGTAATCAGACACTTATAGATTTTGAATTCATACCTGACACTGTTGTAGACAGCATTGTTAGCCACTACATGGCTTTGCCCGACAAAGACAGAAGCAAATTATTTAATTATTTCATCAGCAACAAAATGAAAAACATGATGGAATTAATCGAGGAGTTTTAATGAAGACCACAGTTCCCCAGGTTCTCGACGAAGTTGAAAAGGCCAATACCTTCGAAGAAAAGGTATCTACGCTGCAGAAGTACAATACCACAGCTCTTAGAGGCCTATTAAACATGAACTTTAATCCAGGGCTTGTTTTTAATCTTCCTCAGGGTGATCCTCCGTTCAAAAAACGAACTGATCTTCCCATTGGCACAACCGAAAGTAATCTGTATGCCGAATACAGACGTTTTTATATTTGGTTAACGCCCAATGAACTATCCAGAACTCGAAGGGAACATTTGTTCATACAGTTGTTAGAAGGCATACACTATACCGAAGCAGAACTAGTACTGGCCGTAAAGGATAGAAAATTAACGCACAAATGGCCATCGGTTTCAGCAGACCTTGTAAGAGCTGCGTTTCCAACGCTTTTGCCTGAAGTTCTGGCAGAAATCCCAGCCATTACAGCAGACAAGAAAGAAATCAAGGCAAAGCCAAAAAAAGCTTCTGGAGCTGGATCAAAGACCGATTCAGCCGAGCAGATACAGATTCAGTTTCTGAACCCAGCCCTTTAGTAGTTCCTCATGCCTGGACCGAACAGAACATCTATGAGGAAGAAAGTTTTTTAGATCACAGTTACCTTCAATTAAAGAAACATAGGCATGAAAATCGTCCCTCTACACGTAGCTTTTCCAAGTTTAACGCATAGGTATCCTTTTCATATCATGTCCAATGATATACTGGTAAACAGCATAGGCGGTGTTAGTGTTAATCAAAGCTATCGAAACGTTAATCAGCCCATACATGTAGAACCAGCAGCCAAGTTGTTTCTAAGTCCAGCTGCTCTTAAAATGCTTACCAAAGAGCATGGACAATAAAAGCACCAGTTCTAACCTAAGATCCATGCCCAGTTTTATGACATCGGGCTCGGGTCTGCCTCGCATGTACTATGACTTATCATGGAAAAGAAAAAATATTACTTTACAGGCATCGATCAAGGGCCCTGGTTTGTCATCTCCAACGGAGCCGACGTCTTTGTCTGCTCCGACGACATTACCCATGACGTTACCCTTGACATCCGAGGAGATTTTGACGACTTCGATGCCAAACGAAGATACGCCCACTTCATCGCCGAAGCGCTCAACGAAAAAGCGGAAAAAGTAAATTCGGTTATTGACAGCCTGCACTAAAGGTGCTATACTACGTACTGTGACCATGAAGATAGGACTATATTATGACCATGCATCTAGAGCATCCGAAATTTACTACCACAGGCAAGCGCCGAGCTAAATTTAAATGGGCTTCGGCCGAACAAAAACGACAGCATGAAGAACTGCAACGAAACTGGTCTGAGATTGTTGAACAGACTCGTATTCCAGTACGTAGCATTAGGCCACTGACCAGACCCTTTCCCAAGTTAGCACCTCCGCCAGGTCGAGAGACCCCGCATATTCCTAGTCATGACTCTGGTACAGGCATGGCCGCCAAGCGAGCCAGCCCTGTATATACTGGTACCAAGATTGTTGGTATAGGTACCATGCACAAAAGCAACGCTGTTCCTATCTTCAGTGACGAAGAAGCCATTGCCATTAGTCAGATGCGCAGATGAGGCCGCAATTCAGTCCCAATCCTAATCTATGCGAAATCTGGCCCTATGATCCCTGGAGTCGAGGACGCATAACTGAGCTGGCCAGTACATTAGGACTATACTGGACCGAAGTACCTACTACCATGGGTACGCCAGCTTTAAAATTTGATCCCATAGACTTTGACCATTTATTATTTTTTCTTAAGGAATTAACATGACCGTACCCAGTAGCCCAGCAGATCGCAGAGCCATTAAAAGTGCTCTGGAAGAAATTTCGGCTAGCCTTACTCGCATCGAAGCCGAGCGAGACCTAATCAAAGAAGCCATAGGCAATACCTGTGACAGTTTCAACCTAAATAAAAAGACCTTTAGACGCATGGCCAAGGTCTATCACAAGCAAAATTTTAGTCAGGAACGTGAAGAGCACGAAGAATTCGAAACTCTGTACGAGACCATTACTAATACTACTACCATGAAGGACGTAGCATGAAGTATACAGTAAAGGCCGACGATTTCGAATATACGTTCTATGCTTTAAAAAAAGAAGAAGCTGTTGGTAAATTCATCAAGGCCGTAGATCTTACCTGGAACGATAATGCTGGTCTGCACATAGGCAACATTCAGCAACTAATGCAAAACATTCCAACAACAACTGGTATAGTATCAACCAGTCCTATATCTGGTTACACACTAACAGGAACTGGCATAGGCATAGGCACTACTGGTAACACCCTGCAGGATACACCCTAATGGAACGTTACATACTAGAAGTCCAGAAGCTAGACAGCATATATAGAGTCAAGCACAGCACCATAGCCGGAGTTTTTCGTAGTCTTAAAGAAGTTGAAGCCTACAAGCAGCATGCAGATCCGAGCCTGGTTTTTAGCATAAAATGCTGGACTGACCCTGCGCACAGCTGGTCTGTAAATCATTGATTTTCAAGTAACTTTTAAAGCCCCTAGGGCTTGACAGGTCTTTGCAAAGGTGCTAGAATATGGGTATGTTAAATAAATATACTGTCATGAATAAGCCCATAAAAAAACGCAATCCTCTGGCTCGAGTGCTCTGGACTGCAGAGTTTCGAAAAACCATAGAGAACAAACGTGTCTACAAGCGCAGAGCCAAGCATCAGTATCGTGAGCTGGTACAGCACTACTGATGCCTGTTGGATCCTGGAAGTTCGTAAGGACGTCCAGGTACTGAGAACCTGTACAGCAAAAAACTTTGCAGAAGTCTATAAACTTGGGGTTGAACTACACAATGAATTCCGTCTACACCGTCCTAGATAAATTAGCTGCCGACAACAGTCGTCTAGCCAAAGAAGCTATTCTCAAAAGCGAACTTGCCAACGAAGATTTTTGGCACGCAGTTCGGTTAGCGCTTGATCCCTTTACTAATTTCTACATAAAAAAGATTCCTGGCTATACACGGTCTCGACGTGCTAACCTAAGCATGCGACAGGCCCTGGAAAGTCTGGGTCGACTGAGTCGGCGTGAAGTTACTGGTAACGCTGGCATTGATCATCTTGTACATATACTGGAGAATGTGAGTGCGTCAGACAGCCTGGTTATTGAGCGAGTCATTGCAAAGGACCTCAAATGCGGGGTCAGCGAAGCCACCATCAACAAAATCCGTCCAGGATTCATTGCCACCTATCCGGTCATGCTGGCTTCAGCCTATGATCAGCGACTCGTCGATCGCTTCGACTGGCCAGGCATGTGTCAGCTCAAGCTGGATGGCATGCGCTTTAACGCGATCGTCCGTGGTGAAA